GCTGTCCTCTCTTGAGTAAGTGCGATAACACACAGTCCCTTGACTAAATGCTATCTTGATGAGTGTACGTCAGAGGTTGCGGGTCACCTCTTCTTTCGAACGTACTTTGAGTAAACTCTCGTACTAGACAACATCTGCATAATGCTGAATAGCCTTAGAGAGACCTCTCATATTAAAATTTTTGCTCTGAGTCTTCTAGAATACTCTTTCGCCAGCCATTTACCATCTGACTGTGCTCGCATCCTCTCATGAATAGATATCACCATTGGGCAATACCCGAAAATACGAACGTGATTAACTTTTTTTCACAATAATTATGAACTATGGCTGGTTGAGCATAACCACAACACCATCATTGCTATCACACGTCTTTTCATTTATTAATCCCCCATGTGAACGGGGATATTTCAAACTTTTTAGGGCAAACTGCGGAAGAAACAGAATGCCCAAAATTGCTTCAGGTGATGCAACAGGATGCTCCTAAAAGGTAGGGTTTCCCTGGATTCAGATGATGCGAAAATATTACTTAGCTCCTTTGATGCTCATACTCTAATAAACTCAGTCCAACACTCGGCAGTGTCGCCTTGCTTATGCCGAAGAGCACATGCTCAATAAGAGCTAAGATTTTAAATCTCACTTAGCACTCTAATGTGTGGCTACAGCTGCACAGTTACGTGCTTGCTTCACACTAAAGTACTAAGATTTTAAACTTTTCCTGGTATTTGAAGTTAGTGCCCAGGTTCTATTAAAAGGTATATATATATTAGAAATGATTGTATGCTTACGAAATACTCATCTTATGCTCATCTTATACATGAATATGCACTGAATATGTATATATATAGCAGCATTGCTGCTGTCTGTTTAACCAGACAACAGCTTTGCTTTCTTGGACATTCTGCGGTTCATGCCGTAAGTCTCACGAGCACCCTGAATTGCTTCCATGTCATTGTATAAGTCCTTGAGGTCATCGCTAATAGCTACTTCAAGGGCTAATGCGTCATCTCTGGGCATTTCAGTGTGAGCTTGTAACATCACGTTCTCTAGGAATTGCAATACAGCCTTGGCTATCTGCTCTTCTTCCCATGCGTACCTGTCTGCTTTGCGTATAGCTAGAGCATGTATGCCTACGCTTAACGCATCCTTTAAGGTCTCAACGCTTATTACTCTAGGAGCACGCCACCGCTTAAGTGCACGACCACCTTTGTAGTCGAATGCTTTGAATTTAATAAGTGTGTTATCATCTCCATTTCTGTATAATTATCTATACAAATACTTTTAAAAAACATAAACTACGTTTTAACGTAAATTCTATTTACGAAAAACCACTTTTAAGTGGTGTACCCCCAAAACAAGACCCCCTTTCAAAATCCTACAATTTTTCTTGAAACACACCTGGGTAAGGTATTAAGTTTGCCCTATGAGTGACGGATACATAACATCGAAGCAATTATCTGGTAACGAGGGCTTAACTGGTGTGGCCCGAAGCGAAGATGAAAAGGCCCGTGAGTATGATGAAGCTGTCCTAACTGCAGCTCTTGAAATTCTAAAAAAAGAGAAAGAAAAGAAAGAAAGTAATATAAAGAAAGAAAAGAAAGAGAAAAAAACAGTTGCTAACAGTTAAACAGTTATATGCCATATGTCTTCGATTTCAATAGAATGGCTAGCTCAATTACCGCTTGAGGAGCAGGAAAAGGTATTGTCTAGGCTAGCTAAAAATGATGATTTATGCCCCATCGAAATTAATGGAAAAAAATTCTTTGTGCCTGAAGAAGTTATTTATTTGATTGATTCTCTTTGGGCTCAGCTAGGAAATACAGACCCTTTTCCCCAATCAGGATGAAGTCTGAGACCATCAAAGACAAGGAGCACTTTGTCTATGAACACATTTCTGAATTTTATGAAGAGAACCCTGATGTTACTCCACATGAGGACTGGAGAGATGGAAAAGAGGGAGATTGGGTTTGGAGTGATGATGGGAATATTGTTCAATTGCTCAAGGTAAATAGCATCTCACATCCTAAAGATTCCAAGAACTACAAATACGCAAAAGGGTACGTTAGAACTATCGTAGGTACTTTCCTTATGGATTCAAAGACCTTCATGGATACTGACTTTACAAGACATCCGAATAGGTATACTTTCTCTAGAACGATTACTAATCCGAATAAGAGAATGAAAGAGAGGAAGAGGGTTACTAATAAAGAAAAAATATTTGCTACAAATGTTGCCGTAGGAATGGGAGCTGTGAAAGCTTACATGGATGCCTACAATGAAGACTCAAAAAATAAAGCTAAGAAAAAAGCCGCTGTGCTTTTAAAACAGGAGCGTGTAATGAAAGAAGTTGAAAAAGGTGTACAAGACATAGCCAAGTCACTTGGTATAGACCACGAGTACATTTTAAATAATTTAAAGATTCTTGCTGAATCATCGGCTGATGAGAATATTGCCCTACAATCCTTAAAGGAATTAGGAAAAGCAATAGGTACTCTAGGTGGTGGTGTTAAGAAAATAGAGCAAGGAGTAATTGGTATGTTTCAAGGTTTCTCTCCCGAACAAATAGATAAAGCAGAAAGAAAGATACTAGGAACGGGTAAGGAGGGATAATGGTTTGCCCAAATTGTACTTCAATGTACACAAAAAAGGATGGTAAGAAGAGAAGAAAAGATAAGCTTATACAACAATTCAGATGTAATTCTTGTAAGAAGTACTTTTCTGTCCCCATCGATACTGAGATTAAAGACTATAACCCGACCATCAAGCCTGGTGAGATATTCTCTTATGAATCTCAAAGCGTAATAAGAGTCCATTGTCTTACTGATATCCATGTAGGTGCTCATGAGTTTGACTTAAAGAAGTTCTCTGAAGCTGTCTCGATGATATCTAAAGACCCAAATGCAGTTTGGTTTGGTAATGGAGACCTAATTGAACTAATTCCTCCTCACTATAAAATCTCTCAAAGGGGACAAATGATACCCCCAGATGAGCAGTATTTATCATTCCTTCAATTGGTTGCTCCGATTAAGGATAAGTGTTTATTTATTCGTGGAGGTAATCATGATTTTCTCCGTAGTTTCAACATATTGGATTTTGATGTTTGTAAGACTTTGGCGGCTGAATTGAACGTACCTTACTACCAATATCCAGGTTATTCTAGAATTAAAGTGAGAGATAAGGAATGGTTTCTTGTTAGTGGACACGGTAAAAGTGGTGCAAAAAATGGCGACCTCGAATTGGATAAATTGGCAGCTGTTTACTCCGAAGGTGATGTATTTGTACTTGGTCATAATCACCAACTCTACGCTAAACCTGTCGATTCGATTAGGGTTGATGGTGATGAAGAGGCTCTTAAACGCCGCTGGTATGTGAGAGGTGGTTCTTTCTTAAGATACGCTGAGTATGCTCGATATTCGATGTATCCTATTGTTAGAACTGGTTGGATTGCTATGGAGTTCTCCGATAAAGAGGTTAAGTGCTGGGAGAATTAGATGAAGTATACTGACGAGTATAATCCAAGAAAGGGAGAGAAAAAGACAAGGCAAGGTTTCGGGAGAGGTTCTAAGTTCGGTATTAAGAATAGTAAAAAATATTATCGTAAAAAGAAAAGAGGACAGGGATGAAGACCAGAAGGAGCATCAGTAAACACGATATGAGGAGAGCTTTGGAGGGTTTGCTTCAACATTCTCAGATTGTGGGGATGAGACTTGATGACATTGAAAGAGTCTTGCAGGACTACATTGAATTTCAAAAAGAAATGGAAAGTTTTAAAAAGTTCATAGATGGCAAATATAAACAAAAAGAACGTAAGCGAAGCGGAAAAAGCACTACTTCTAGCTCAGAATGATTTAATCGCTTTTGGTAAGCTATTTCTTCCTAATGACTTTATGAGGAGTGAAACTCCTTTCTTTCATTATGAGATGGCTGATTTCATTGACGATAAGGATACCAAGCAGCTTGCTATCATCCTACCTCGTGGGCACGGTAAAACCGTTCTTACTAAATGCTCTATCATAAAAGACTTCTGTTTCCTCGATGAGGATATGCATTTCTATGCTTGGGTATCCGCTACACAAAAATTATCTGTTGGAAATATGGATTATATTAAGTATCATTTTGAGTTTAATGACAGTATCAAGTATTATTTTGGAAACCTAAAAGGAAAAAAATGGACTGAAGAGGATATAGAATTATCGAATGGATGTAAGTTAATTAGTAAATCAAACGTAGCAGGTATTCGTGGGGGAGCTAAATTACACAAACGATATGACTTAATTATCCTTGATGACTTTGAACATGAGCAAAATACCATCACTCAAGACGCTAGAGCAAAGAATGCCAATCTTGTCACTGCTGTTGTTTATCCCGCGCTTGAGCCTCATACTGGTAGGTTGCGTGTTAATGGCACTCCCGTTCATTATGATTCCTTTATTAACAATCTTATCATATCTCATGAGAAAAGTAAGAAGTCTAAAAAAGAGTTTGCTTGGAAGGTGATTACATATAAAGCTATTCTACCAAATGGTTCTCCCCTATGGGACAGCTGGTTTCCTATTTCTAAGCTAGAAGAGAAAAAGAAGTTTTATAGAGATTCAGGCACTCCTTCAAAATTTTACCAAGAGTATATGATGGAAGTCCAATCAGAAGAAGATTCTGTATGGAGAAGACAACATATAAAACATTGGGAAGGATATTATGAACGAGACGAAGAAGAAAAGGTTAATTACTTGGTTATTGAGGGAGAGAAAGTACCTGTTAATACATTTATTGGGTGCGACCCTGCTACTGATATCGATACTAAAGAATCTGACTTTAGCGTGATAATGGTAATTGCCGTTGATGTAAATAATAATCTTTATACTTTAGAATACGAGAGACATCGCTCTATTCCAACTATCGGGGCTAAAGGAGCTGATGGGAAACTTTTAGAAAAGAAGGGCGTAGTAGATTATATACTTGAATTGCATAACAAATATCATTGTACTTCATCAACTGTGGAAGATGTAGCCATGAATCGTTCTATATTTCAATCTCTAAATGATGAGAGAAGAAGGATAAATCGTTTCGATATAGCAGTAATCCCCGAAAAACCAGGTGGAACTCAAAAAAGAAACAGAATTTATAGCGGTTTAAGTGGTAGATTCAGCATGGGAACAGTTCACATTAGAGAGAATATGTTTGATTTAAGCAACGAAATCCTTACTTTCGGGCCGAGAATGGCTCATGATGATACCATAGAGGCTCTTTATTATGCTAATTTGCACTCATTTCCGCCTAATTATTCTCAAAATAAAGAAAAAAGGTGGTATAAACCTAAACGTAAAGCAAAAAGTTGGATAGTAGCATGACACAGACCAAATCGCAAACCACAGCAGAAAGAAGGGCTTGGATTGAAAGAATGGGTGTTCCATCAGAACATTCTTTATCTCAAATGGGTCAAATCTCTAAAATGTATGATAAGATAGGGGAAGCAGTTATATTAGGAGATGAAGGGGTTCATGGTCAAACGGCTATGAAATATGGAATTAATCCTAAAGATATTTTATCCTCACAAAAAACTTTAAAAAGTCTAGGATATGATATTGGAACAACTGGAGCTGACTCAAAATGGGGAGAAGCGACTGAAGAAGCATATCAATCTTATTTAAAAGATTTTTCTTATGGTCATACTGATGAAGAAATTTTCAAAATTAATACTTTCAATGCGGAAGTTAGGGAGTACATGAAAAAAAGAGCTAAGAAATATAATACTATAGGAAAGTCCAGGCTCCCGAAGTCTCAACAGTTTCAAGCTCCCAAGGCTGACCTAAAAAGGATGAAGAGAGAAGATAGACTTATTAATCTTTGGAAAATGGATAAGTACCCATTATAAGAAATGCCAAAATTTAGTACAAAAAGTAAGAATAGGTTGCATACCTGTGACGAAAGACTCCAGAAAATATTTGAAGAAGTTGTTAAAGGATTCGACTGCACAATCATTGAGGGTCATCGTGGAAAAGAAAAGCAGAATGAAGCGTACAAAAAAGGGAATAGCAAACTTAAGTTCCCAGATGGCAACCATAATTCTCTTCCTTCGACTGCGGTTGACGTTATTCCTTATCCGATTGATTGGGAAGACAGAGAAAGAATGAGTTATTTTGCAGGATATGTGATAGGAATAGCTAAGAGTATGGGGATTACTATTCGTTGGGGCGGAGACTGGGATATGGATACCAAAGTAAAAGACAATAAATTTGATGACTTAGTGCATTTTGAAATTAGGGGCGACAGGAGGAAATCTTAATTGGCTAGAAAAAGTAATAAAGTAAAAGCAGGTGAAAATTATCAACTTTGGAATAAATCAAATACTGCCCAAAGAGGGAAATGGCAATTTGTAGCTCAGAGAGGATATGATTTTTATTTAAACGAACAGCTTACTACCGAGGAAAAGGATGGTTTAAGAGAGTCTGGTATGCCAGATTTTATTATCAATAGGATTACTCCAGTTGTAGAAATAATGAAATATTTTGTGACTGCTAATAATCCAAGATGGAAGGCTGTTGGTAGTGAGGGTTCTGATACTGATGTTGCTCAAGTTCATGCTGAAATATCGGATTATTGTTGGTATTTATCAAATGGAAGGTCTCTTTATTCTCAAGTTATTTTAGATGCCCTAACAAAAGGAATTGGATATTTTCATATAGATATAGATTCAGACGCTGACAATGGTAGAGGCGAAGTATTATTTAAAAGAATAGAACCATTTGATGTCTTTGTAGACCCTGTATCTAGAGATTTTTTATTTAGAGACGCTGGTTTTATTACTGTAAGAAAGGTTTTATCTAAAACTCAATTAAAATTATTACTTCCTGACTACGCTGCTAAGATTGAGAAAGCAACAGGTTCTGTAAGCGTTAATTCTTATTCTGAAGCAGATTTTAGAGATAGAGACAGTATTATTCAAGAAGATGTTGGAGGAACTTATAAAACTTCTGGAGAAGATGAGGACTTAATATCCTTCTTTGAATGTTACAAAAAAATTAAATCACCATATTTTTCCCTAATGGTCAAAGCAATTCCCACTGAGGAAGAGCAAAAAGAAGCTCGTGAACTAATAACAGTAAAGATGAAAGAGTTCGAACAAGAGGTTCAGGTTGGTCTTCAGGAGCAATTGCTTTCCATCCAACAATCTTTAGCAAATGGAGAGATTATTGAAGAAAGGGCTCAGTTAGAATCTCAAAAAGCAGAGAGAGAGGCTCAGAAAGCCATTGAAGAGCAAAGACAACGGGTTCAATCTGAAGTCCAAGAGAAATTAGAGAGGATAGAGACAAAAATAGTATCAAAACAAGAATATGATATCATGTCTCAAAATCCTGCTATTGAGGAAAGAATTGTAAGTGCAACTCCATTTAACAAAACTCAGATACAATTAACTTGTAGTTGCGGTGAAGATACATTTCTTTATGAGTATATTCTTCCTTTTGAACATTACCCAATTATTCCAATTCCATATACCTACACTGGAACGCCATATCCAATGTCGGCAGTTGTTCCTTTGATTGGTAAACAGCAAGAAATTAATAAAGCCCATCAAATTATGATTCATAATGCGAATTTGGCTTCTAATTTAAGATGGTTATACGAAGAAGGCTCTATCCCTGAGGATGAATGGGAACAATATTCTTCTTCAGCAGGTGCTCTTTTAAAATATCGACAAGGATTTACTCCGCCAACGGCTGTCCAACCAGCTCCTATTAATAATGCTTTTTACTCTATTACTGAAGAGGGGAAGCAAGATGTAGAGTACATTAGTGGAATTTATTCTTCAATGATGGGAAACACTCAAGCTCAACCTGAAACTTATAGAGGTTTACTTGCTAATGACGAGTATGGTACACGAAGAATAAGAGCTTGGATGAATAGTGTAGTTGAACCTTGCTTAGAGCATGTTGGGAAAGTATTTAAAGAAGTAGCACAAAAAACTTATACAACTAATAAAGTATTTAGGATTGTCCAACCTGAAGCAGGTCAAACACAAAATCTTGAAGAAAAACAAGTAGAAATTAACATTCCAATTTATAATGATTATGGAGAAGCTATTGGAAGATGGATGGATTACGAAACATCTCGTTTTGATGTAAGAATGGTAGCGGGAGCTACTCTCCCAGTGAATAGATGGGCATTATTAGAAGAATATTTTAGATGGTTCCAGGCTGGATTAATAGATGATATTGCGATGTTGGCTGAGACCGACATAAGAGGTAAGAAGCAAGTGGCTAAGAGAAAGTCAATGTATTCACAATTATCATCACAAGTTCAGCAAATGCAAGATGCATTAAAAGATAAGGAGGGAACTATTGAAACCCTTGAGCGACAGTTGGTACAAGCGGGTATAAAGATGAAAGTACAACAAGCTGAAGGAGAGATAAGGAAAGATGTTGTGGACACAGAGGCTCAGCAAAAGACGCTTAGAGCTGCTATGAATAGCGAGTTCCAGAACATGAAAAAAGATATGGCGAGAGCCGTAGAAGATGTTAAACAAACAGAAAAATAGGCTTGTAAGGAATACGTACAGATGTTTAAATTAATTCTGTTTATAAAAAGGAGTTTTTAACATGGCAGACACACAACAAGGCAACACTCAAATTGAGTCCCCTGACGTAGATGTCTTAAATATTGAGCAATCGAGCGATTCTGGGGATGATTCACAAGCATTTTTTGATGCTCTGGATAAATCCGCAAACGGAATAGTATACGATGACACACCTTCACAGTCAACCTCCGAAGATGGAGCTAATAACACAGCGACAGAGAGCCCTGAAGACGGTAAAGTAAGTAAAGCATCTGATAACAAAGACGCAGATAACTTACAAGACCGATATTCGGCATCAAGTAGGGAAGCGAAAAGATTAAATTCTAAGCTTTCTCAACTTGAACCATATATGCCGATATTGGATGCAATGAAAGAAGACCCTAATTTAATTACTCATGTGAGGAATTATTTTGAGGGTGGTGGTAATGCCCCTGCAAGTATGAAAGAACAATTAAATCTTGGAGAAGATTTTATGTTTGATGGGAATGAGGCATTTGATAATCCAGACTCAGACTCTGCGAAAGTGCTAACTGCAACCATTGATGGTTTAGTTCAACGCAAGCTGACAGATTTTAGCCGTCGTCAAAGTACAGAAAATGAAAGACTTAACTCTGAAGAAGATTTTAAGAATTCTCATGATATGAACCCAGATGAATGGAAAGAATTTGTTGATTTTGCGAAGAATAAAAAGCTTAGCTTAGAAGATATTTATTATCTAAAGAACAGACAACAACGAGACAGGAATATTCAACGTGCAGCTCATGACGAAGTATCAAAGCAAATGCAAAATGTTGGGAATAAACCCCAATCTTTAGCAGCCGCTGGAAGTACCCCTCAACCTGAAGCCTCTCCAGACGATAGCGTTTTTGACCAACTTTTAGGTGGCGAAGACAATCTAAACCGTCTACTTGGCTAAAGGTCGAACAGCCATTATATAGTAGACATTTAAAACGACTGGAGTTTTATAATGGCACAATCAGACGCTACCTATCCGGTAGCAACACCATTATTCCAAAAGCACAGTACAGGACTTGATGAAGGATATGCAGGAAAATCAGGAGCTTCATCGCTAGCGACTGGCGACCTTCGGAGAAAGTATAATTTCGCTGAGAGATTTACTGAGTTGGCAATAGACCAAACACCTTTTTTCAGAATGGTTTCCAAAGTAGCGAAAAAGCCTACTGATGACCCATCTTTCAAGTTCACTGAAAAGAGACAGTCTTGGATGAAACGTTATGCATATGTAGTTGGTTATCGCGCAAATAGCGGTAGCGACTCATTTGACAACGCTCAATTACAAGCTGTAAAGGCTTCCGGCGCAGCAACTATCGCATTAGGCGACACCCTTAAATTATGGATGGCTACTGATTATCAATCAGCTGGTAACATTCAAAATGTATCGGGTCAATCTACTGGTGCAATAGGTGTTGGTTCAGCAGGAACAGCCCCTGAATTCCTTATGGATGACCAAATCATCCAAGTTAACCTATCCTCAACCGCTCAAGGTGGTACAACAGTTAACGATTATTGTTTAGCAAGAATCATTACTGGTGGAGTAGGAGCACAAACTGACATTTCTGATGCCGCCAATACTGGTGGTTCACAGTCACTCTCAGGATGTGTAGAAGCTAAATTGGTTGAAGCTAAAGTAATTAGAGCAGCTAGTGGAGAACTTTGTTCTTACTCAGGAGATGCTCCTGTATTACAAGCTTACGACAAAGATATCGCAACAGCTCTTGAGCCAATGCGTTCTTATGTTGTAGGTAACTCTCAACCTGAAGGTTCTGGATTAATAGGGAAGACATGGAAAGATAATCCTTATAGTACAGGTTACGGACAGACACAAATCTTCCGTAGCGAATTTGGTATGACCAATACTGCAAGAGCAACTGTCCTTAAATACGAACCCAATGAATGGGCAAGAGTATGGAGAGACAAGTTAATTGAGCATAAGTGGGATATCGAACAAGCTGCACTATTCTCTTCTCAGTACACTGATGGTGATGGTATTACTCACACTCAAGGAGCAGTTGACTATATCTTAAACTATGGTAACCAATTTACTTGGACTACCTCTAAGACAGTTGATGGTTTTCTTGATGATATGAGTAAATACATTGACCCTCGTTATAACAATAGTAAAGCAACAGTTTACTTTTGCTCTACTGACGTTTATAACTGGTTACACAAACTAGGTGGTTATTTCTCACAAAACTTGGCAATCGGACAAGTTTCCGCAGGAGGCGGCAACACCGCTTCTAATAGTCAATTGTTTAGTGCAGACTTAGCTGTCACAGGTCGCAAGAAAGTCTTGGGTCTTGATATGACAACAATCGCAACTCCTTATGGAGATATGAATGTTACTCGTTGTATCGCCCTTGACCGAAGCCCCGTGAAAATACTAGGTGTAAACATGAATCATGTTAAGTACCGTCCTCTCGTTGGAAATGGTATGAACCGTGATACCTCAGTTTATGTAGGTGTTCAATCTTTAGAGAACACTGGAACTGATAAGCGCGTTGATATGATTCTAACAGAGTCAGGCTTTGAATATCAAATGCCCGAAACACACGCTGTTTGGAAATAGTAACTAACTCTTACTAGGCTAGGGGATTAAGGTTTTTCACCTCCTTTCTGCCTTTTTCCCCGAACCTGGTGAGATAATTAAGGAATGACATGGCAATTAAGCTTTGGGAAAAGGTAAATAATTTAACTGGATTATCCAGTAAAAGTAGGAGTTTACTTCCTTCTTTAGAGGCTGGGGCAAGGTTTCTAGTGGCTTCTCTTCCTGAGAAGTTCTTATGGAGTATTGCATCTACTATTGAAGTTAATGGATGGTCTAGCTCACAGACTGCATCAGTGGAAGCTACTTGCACAAGAACTGCTGATAGCCCAACGGTCACACTAAGCTCTATTACTGGTTTGCAAGTAGATATGCTAGTATCAGGGACTGGAATACCAGACGGTACAACAATATCTTCTATTACAGCAGGAACTCCCAATAGTCTTGGTCTTAGTAAAGATGCGACTGCAAGTGGAGAATCTGCATTAACCTTTAAACATTCTTTGAGTGAAGGCTCAGGAATATCTTATGACAAAATTTTATCAGTATATAGGGAAGATGGTCACGATAGTAATGGTAATGTTATAAAAAGAATAGCAGAGGAAGTTTCTGATAAAGGAGTGCATATATTTGATGAATCCTCATCATTATTAAGACCTACTAAAATGTTCCCTAAATTTTATAAACTAGGAGGAAAGATTTATATTAAACCATCCCCAGATTATAACGACTCTACAACAGACCAATCCTACACAAAGATTGGAGATGAGTCATCGACCCCTATAACAGCAGGGACTGGAGATAAAGGAGTTATAGTGTACGCAGCTCCGCCAACAATTGATGAAAATTCAGAGCAATGGATTTTAGCAGAATATGAGAATGTTGCTATTTACTATGCAGCTTCTTTAGATATGAAAAGATTATGTCAAAGTTATAGAGATGATATCAAAACACACTTAGGAACTATAACTGGAACGTACTTATCAAATTTTGAGGGTAATTTACCAGTAATGTATAATATTACACCTCCAGATAAGCCAAGTTTACCAGATTTGACTAGTTCTCCAGTTACTGTTACTATGGATAATATTCCTGATTATGTTGACCAAAGCGTACCTAATCTCGTAGGAATATCTTTACCAACAATTCCAAATATTCAGACAATTTCATATAACGGGCCATCTCATAATTTTAATGATTCCTTTTCTCCTTCTACCCCTTTACCATCTTTTAGTAAACCTTTGTCGTCTTTTAATTGGACAGAGACAGATGATGCTCTTCAAAAAGCAAAGAATTTAATAGATTCAGATAGTGATATTGGAGGAGACCTTCCAGGGACAGCTACTGATTTCTCATCAGCTCAAGAATGGTTACATGAAGAAGACCCTGAGATGGTAACTGCTATATTGAGTACAGCAGCTCAAGAGTTATCAAGGTCTCAAATAGAGTTATCTAAGCAACAAAGAGAATTAGAGAGGTTCTCTCAAGATGTAGACGCTGAGTCACAAAAATTTAATGGTGATTTAACTAAATATAGAGCTGAAATAGAGAGATTACAGGGATTGAGCAATACAAAGACACAAAACTTTACAGCCCAGGTTGAAGATGCTCAATTGAAGATGCAACAACAATTAGAGCAATATAAGAGTGATTTAGGAAGATATTCTACAAATTGTGAAATGTTAATTAGTGAATATGGTCAAAAGTCAGGAACTGATATTTCATTGTATCAGGCTAAATTTCAAGAAGCTTTGCAAAAATATTCTTCTAAATCTGACTCATCCATACAAAAATTTACAAATGAAGTCCAAAAGCAAGTAGCCGAGGAAGGTAGAAAAGTTCAAGAGTTTACTGCAAAGACTACTCAATTATTACAAAAATATAGTGCAGAAATACAAAGTTATTCAACTGAGGTGCAATCTGAAGCTCAGAAATATACAAATGGGTTACAAAAGGCTAGTTCTTATTTTGGAGAAGCAAATGCACTAATGCAAGTTGTTGGAGAATTAAATGCTGAGTGTCAAATGGCACAACAAGACTCTCAAGATTACTATCAAAGAGCAGTTAATGAGTTGAGAGCTATCACGGGTGTATTGACAGCCCCAGAGCAACAGCAACAATCGCAAAGAAAAGAACAAGGAGCATCTACATAATGGCTAGGAAAAGACGTAGTAGAAGGGTTGGAAGACCTAGAAAGACTAGAAAGGCTAAGCCGACTAAGATGAAAAATTTATTAAAAAGAAGAAGGCGTAGGTAGTAATGACTGTTTTGGAATTAATGGAGAGAGCTGGTATAAGAGATACAAATCTTGCTATATCTTGGATAAAGGATGCTATACATTATATAGAGTCTACACAAGAAGAAAATTTAAAAGTAAGAAAAACAGGAATTGTTAAAGGACAGCGAGATTATGATTTACCAGCTGATTTAATTTCCATAAATTCCATTAGTGTTTTAGACACAGAAGATGACGATAAGTACAAAAGAATTAGAAGATTGACTGGTCCAATTGAAATTTCAGAGGATTTAAATCCATAATGAGTTATAATACTAGTAGAAATTATTTTTGGAAAATGAATGGTCAGAAACTTCAACTGTTTCAATTAAGGAAGAATGCTCTTCTTTCACCTGATGTTAATGGTCGTGTTGAAGCCGATGATACTGAATTGGTATATCCAGAAGAAGATATTACTAATGGATTAAGAGTAGAATACAATGCATTTGTAAAGCCATTTGTAACATCAGACCCAAATTCTTTAGAGACTGATACGAATGAGACTACATGGTCTAATCCAACATTGTCGGAAGCTACGACACCTGAAGAAACTAGTCATGTAAATTTAAATAGAATGTTGAGTTTGGCTTGTGTATGTTTTGTACAAGCTCAGAACGCAGCTAAAGAAGGTAATATTCAATTAAAAGAATATTATATGAGAGAATTTTATAAAAAACTTGCAGATAATGAGAGCAATAAGAAAAAGATTACAATTGCTTTTGCTAGTCCTGTGAGTAGTGTTAGATAATAGGAGAAATTATGGCAAGTACATCAACAAGAGTGAGGTTGACTAATAATGCTCAAGTATTTCACAGAGTAGCGGTAGAAGATGATATGCCTACACATGATGTAGGTACTAGCGATACTATGGTTCAAGGTCTTGGAGGAAGCTCTGAGTTTCAAATTGAAGCAGATGCTGGAGTTACATATGTTGAAACACATAAAGTGGTTACAACTACTGGAGCAGCTATTGGCTCAGGAGCTATATCTAAGTTTATTTATATTAAACATACAGGATATACTACCTCTGACAAGGATACTGGAAGTGCCTCAGGAGCAGTTATTAAGATAGGTTTGGGTGGGGATATGGATACTTCAGTAGAAGGCTCAAGCCCAGCTGTCACATACCCAGGCTTTTCTTTGGAAGAAGGAGAATCAATCGTACTTCATGGATTAGCAACGCAGAATAATAACTTGAGTGAGATATTTCTTGATTCATCATCAGGGGATATATATGCTGAAGTAGTTCATTACTAAATAGGAGTTAAAATGGCTAAGAATATACAAGATTACACAGTTAATGAGAGTGTGTCGCCTTTCGTAGCAGCTGTTGTAGCAACTGGGAGTGCCCAGGATGCTTGCAGAGCAGTTCATATGAAGGGAACCGCGGCTAATGTTACACTAACCGTTAATGATGCGGATGTAGTGTTTCATTTGTTGAAAGGACATACATATCCAATTTGTGCAACAAAGTCTAGTTCTACAGACGTAGTATTTCTATACTAATGGCTTTAGTACAACCAAGTCAATCTAAGACCTATGCTAATGTAGAAATGAAGCAGGGTGAGGATTTTGAACTAACCTTAACAATGGCTAGCCCGTGGACAGCTACTGGGTGTTCATATCAAGCTAAAATTGTGAAGGATTTTAGTGGGACTCCGTTTACAGGACCGAAGTACGCTAACGGTGATTGGGGTTCTGATACAATAACATCCTCTGAATTCAATAGCGTAACTGCATCAGGTACAGATGGAGGAACAATAGTTATAACAATGCTAGGCTCAAAAACACAATGTTTTAGTGATGGATTTGAAGGATATTGGGATTTGATTGAAAAAAAGGGAGGGGCTTATACTAAACAAGCGCAAGGAGAGGTTTCAGTTGATTCTACTGCAACCGCAACATTTTAATGGCAACAATTAAAACAACATCGAATGTAGCTAGTAAAGTAATAGGTACTAAACAAGTACAGAAGACTAGCGAAAGTTTTCAAATAGACGCTACGAAGATTCCTACTTCTTCAGAAAGCATTACTGCGAAGAATGTACAAGATGCATTAGAAGAGGTAGCAACACAACAAGCAAAACAGGCTTCAGCTCCAAATTCTCCACTAGAGGGGAATATGTGGTATGATACCGATGATGATGTAATG